GTTGCTGATGTCTGCAATACCTGTTCCATATTGATGTTGAAACGCTTACCGCCCAGGTACTCCGGTCTTTGCTGTGTTGCATCAAGGCTTCTTGTATGCCATACTGCGTCAAGTATTTCTACGTATCTGTTACCGCCTCTAGCAAGTGCTTCATAGTATCTCTGTACTGCAAAAGCCTGTCTCAACTGGTTAATTGTAGATGCTGTTGCCTCGCTTAAGTCTGTTAATAATCCACCTGTATGAGCTGATGTCATTGTTGTTGCTGTTGTTCCATCTGATGATGCCGCAGCACCCTCTAAAACTCCATTTGTATTGGATGTTAACATTACTTTTTTACCTTCAAAGCCAGTAGGTAAATCATAGTGTCCTGTTCCTGTAAAAGGATTATCTCCCCATGTAACAGGTGCTGTTTTTCCAAGAGGTACTTTTACATCAGGTCCACATTGAGGCTCAGGTAAAGCTGAAGTAAAGTAGTCATGGAATTTTGCTGCTTTTAAAGGTGCTGCTCCACATTCTGAGTCTGTAACATAGTCATAACCTACACCCTTATTTAATCCGGTTACTGTGCTATCACCTTCTGTGATATAACAAGGATCAAGAAGTGCTGTACTTCTGAACCAATCATTATAAATCTTACAATAAGCTCTAAAAGGTAAGTGGTTAACACTAATGTTATCTACTCCGGTTGGAATACCGAGATAGTCTGCTAAGCTTCCTACTACCCATCCGCCACTAGGTGCTGTAATTTGAGGAATTGTATATTCGTTAGGCTGTTCCCAGTGAGTCTGATTGTTTTCACCGCAAAACTCTTTCCAATGTGTCCATAAAATTCTGTTAGGACAGAAAAATGCATATACATCTAAGCAAGCTTCATCCATTACCGGTGCGATTGGTGTTGTCATACGTGTGACATGTGAAAAGTCAATAGTGATAGTTTCTCCCGGATTAACGTCATCAAAATATACCGGGATAATGTCTCCGGTGTTAAGTGTAGTTTTATATTCTGCACTTCTGTCAAATCTTGAACGCTGTAAGTCTACTCTAGGTACTTCGCTAAAGTACATTTCTGCATTATTCGGCATCCTTTACTTCCTCCTTTTTTTCTTTATCTGATTCTGTTTTTTCTACTTCTTTCTTTACTCGGCCGAGAGCTTCTGCCCAGGGTAAAGTACCGTACTGCATTACGTACTTTTCTACGCTGTTATCAAATTTAAGCTTTGTTTCTGCATCGAGTTTATCAAATTCACCTTGTATCTGAATAATAGCGTTCTGAGCTTCTGCGAGTGTCTTAGGTAAGGTAGTAGTATCAAAGTAAAGTCCGGAAGTCTTATTTAATACACTAGGGTCTAATGTTGCCCTAGCTAAGATATTTTCTACCAAACATTCTTCTTTGTGTGCCTGGATTTTAGTATCTCTGTTGGTTTCTCCTACGCATCTAATTTTTCTTTTTCCGTTTTCGTCGACATAAACATTATAGGTCTTATCTAACTCCGTTCCTGTAGGTACCGGAACTGTTTCTGGTCTGTAAAACCTACTAAAGAATTTAGGTTCTGCTTTTGTAGCTGCCACTATTTAGCCTCCTTTGCTGCTGTACCGGATATAATCTTCTGAACAAATGATTCTAAGATACCTGTTTCGTTATCATAGATTCCGAGCTTCCAAAGTTCAAAATCTTGTGGGTTGTTGTAAATTGTAACATTCTGCTTTTCGTCATTTACTACATCCTTGAACCATCTTTTGGCTACGTTTTCGTTCTGGAATAATACCGGAGTCATAAAAAGTTCTGATACGTTGTCTTTGATTGCATAGTACTGATTTTTCATAATCTTGTTTTCCTTTCGTTTTAAAGTCTTATTCCGCCTCTTAAGGCTTTGCCCGGTAGATTGGCTATTTTTGTCTTTGTTACGGTGTCTTTGTACATTCGAGCGTCTTTTGCTCTGTTCGTTCCGTTTCTCTGACTCATGCTGTTTCCTCCTTTCTGTTGATTTCGTGATAAACACAAGCAGTTTTGGCAAGTAATCCTATATAGCTTGATACACTTAATCCTTTCTGCCATGCTACGGCTTTTAGAGCATTGTGCTCATCTTCTGTGAGTGTTATTAATACTGTTTTTTTCATTTTCATACCTCTCTGTTAACGACTCGTTAATAGTTTCTATATACTTAAGTATACGACATTTGTGTCATTTTTGCAATAAAGTGGTACTTTTATAAATATAAAGCTATATATAATATAAATATTATATATAGCCTTATATTATAAAAGTGAGTATATGATTCGATTCGCCACATCCCGCCTTCTTCTTGATGATTGCGGAGAGCATCGACACCAAACTTTCATAACGTAAAAAACCGCGGATGGTTTTCACTCGCGGTTGTAGTACTTCCCATTCACGAAAAAAGCAGCCTTTTATGGCTGCCCTTTTCTTTGTTGTTGGAGTTATTAAACCAAACATGACTTTATTTCAAGTCAAGAGGCATTTTTTATGCCCTTTAAGTATAACATAGATAAATTCATAGTCAAACCCTTTCATGCCCCTTTATGAGGCTTCTAGCGCGTTAAAAAAGGTTTCCGTTATATTGGACACCCTTTTCTTATATGGCATTTCTTGCGAGAGTCTGCCATTTGCATAACTTCTGTTTTTCTTCAACGTTTAGCCTTTCGGCTTCGGTTAAATCAGTATTTAAGTTTTTAATTTTTGTGGATTCCTCTGCAATTTGCTTTCGTATAGCTTTGATTTCGTCCATTCTTTCTGGCTCTAAGTCTCTAAACATTCTGTCGAAGTATTCCGGTGGTTTTACAGGTTGTATTTTTTCTTCATGTCCCTGTAGGATAATCTCATCGTTACTGTATATTTTTTGGAAATTTTCCTCAAAAAATTTGATTCCAATGCCCGGTCTTCGAGACATTCGGACAAACTCCGGACGCATGCCCTGTTCATAATATTGTTCATCGGTTTTCTTTCCTTTCAGTTTTTTCATGACATAGCGTGCTGTATATGCGCATGTATCCCAGTTTACCTCTGCAAGTCCTACGAAACCTTTTCCCCAGATATCGGTTAGAATATCACAGTTCCAGAGAATATGACCGTTTTTAATCTTGTAGATTTTTAGATCCTCAAGCTTTATAGGTAAGTTGAACATGATCATGTGGTAATGTGGTCTTCTTGTCAAACCTCCGTATTCCCCGGAAGCATAGAATTTAATTCCGGTGTGGTTGTAGTGCGTTCTCCAATATTCCCGTACTGATTTATTAAATTTGGTTAAGTCTTCCGGTTCTAGGTGTCCTTGCATCCAATTGTCATTTTGGAATACTTCTCCGGTCTTGTAGTTAACTAGTTCATCATCTCTAGGTATGTGTTCTTCGTCATATGTCAAAGTAATAAAATAGTTATGTTCATATTGGGAAGCTTCTAACATGCATCTGGTTGCCCATTCTTTAGAGTACTTTTCCTGGCATCCGCTGCACCATTTACATGGTACTTTTTCAAAGCTGTAAGAAAATCCTTGCTTTTTGAATGTTTCGTTCATCTTTTCATAATGCTCATAACCTTTAAAATCATGAGATTTTGAATTGATGAACTTCATTACTTTTGCCTGGAGTCCAAATTGCTTTTGGTAAGAGTCCAATAAGATAATGTTTGGATGATAACAAGCCATTTTTTCTCCTTTAAGGGTTGTAGGGGGATAAACTACTTGATTTATATCCCCCTACTGACAAGATTTTGAAAAAATCTGTACTACTTATGAATTATCCAACGATGGTTTTTAGAGTCATATTTTAAGCCCATGTTGTTGCCTAAATTACCTGCTCCTTTATATGCCGGATGTTTATTTCCTGTTAACCCAAAGTCTGAGAAATCTACTTTGCCGTTTCCCCAGGACTCCGGTATAACTTCATATCCTGCACCGTCATTGATAATTTTGATAATACTTTCGGCACTTCCGTTGTTATTTGCTTCTTTCATAGCTGAAGCAATACCGCTCATTCCGTCTGCTATTGCTCCGGCAAGAGCCAACATATTGGATGTGTTTTCAAGTATTCCTGTAAAGCCTCCTATTGAGTTCTGTGCGCCACTCTGTAAACCTGCGTTAGCCATTGAAGCACTTATAGTTCCCATTGAGCCTGTTGCTCCTGCTCCTACATTTGCTCCGCCGTTCATAGCTGCAAGTATTGGATTGAGTCCAGCTGCTTTCAAATCTGCTACTGCTCTTTGGTAAGCTGTTCCACTCATACGCTCCTGCCAGTTTCGCTGTTTTTCTGCTTCCTCAGAATTGTATCGTGCTGACTGTTCCCACATATTTTGGTTAATTGAATTGGCCTGTGCTGCGGCTTGTTCGTTATACTGCATCTGTGAAAGTAAATATTCAGTGTTTAAGGCATTTGCTGCCGAGCTTTGTGCTGCATTGAATGCTGCTGCATTACCTTGTGCTTTAAAGCTTATATCATTAGCCGTTTTGGCTGCTGAAGTGTTTTTTTGTGCCGCTGCTAAGGCTGCATTTGCTATGCCTTGGCTAAGAGCTGCTAAGCTTGTTTTTTGGCTTGATAGTTTACTTAGTTGGCTTGTCATGCTTCTCGGCATGTCATCACCTCCTAATGATGGTCAAGTAAACCAGGAATAGAGTTTACGGGCATCGGTCTAGTCCAGATAGCTTTTATATAGCAATCCATGATAAACTGTGGTTCGTTCTGAACTGCAAGCGTTCTTGCCATATTAGCCTCTGTCTCGTTAATCCAATCCCCAGATAAGTGAGGCAATGACTGGTAATAATCTGCATAGTGCCAGATATCAAGTGTTCCGCTTGCTGTGCTTCTAAGCTTACCGGTTACGATGTTAGGATGGTATCTGTATTCTGCCCAAGCTTCCTGGTACCCGAAAACCTTATCGTCGACTATATTACCGTCACTGTCTGTTACGTTGTCGCCCTGGCAGTACAACTCTTTATTGTATATGGGCATTTCACCGATATTTGCCAGTTGAGGTGTGTAAAAGTCGAAAAGCTTCTTTCTAAGCCAGGTCTTATTTAATCCCTGCTGATATGTATGGTTTGTTCTAATTACTGCAAGAACCATAATAATGCCGTGTTCGGTACTTGAGAAAGTACATAAGTCATCTGAATTGATAGTACAGCTGTATGCTGCTGTGTTACCCTGTGGTGTTACTG